CTACGACACTTTAAAAAGTGTAAACAAATTAGAGGTTACCGTGCCTAACAACTTAAGTATACCAATACCGCAAGACTACGTTAACTATGTAGGCTTATATTGGATAGATAATTCAGGTGTTAAACATACTATAATGCCTGGAAATATGCTTACTACAAAACCAACAGACGTATTTTTAGACGATAACAAAGGCATACCAATTCAAGATATCTTTAATAGCAATGTTGAAACTACATCTATAACTAACGATCGCTTTGATAATAATTTTTTAAAAAATACAAACAACGATGAGTTAGTAAACGATATAATATTTAGCTCGGGCTATTATGATATTTACGGCTTTGGCTATGGGCAGTTATATGGTTTAGATCCACAGTTTGCTAATGGCAATGGCTACTTTAATATAGACGAAAGATATAATAAGTTTTCTTTTTCTGCTGACTTAGTAGATAAAATAGTTGTATTAGAATACATCTCTGATGGTCTTTCTGTTGACTTAGATACAAAGATACCTAAGATGGCAGAAGAAGCTCTCTACGCACATATATCGCATGCTATACTAGCATCTAGAATAAATCAAAGCGAATATGTAGTTCAACGTTTAAAACGTGAACGTAGTGCTAAACTTAGAAACACTAAAATACGTTTGTCAAATATCAAGCTTAGCGAAATAGTACAAGTTATGCGTGGTAAATCTAAATGGATTAAACACTAAAATTAAATGGCTGAAGCTAAAAATACTTTCCTAAAGGCAAAAATGAACCAAGACCTGGACGACAGGTTGTTGCCTAATGGTGAATACAGAACTGCTCAGAATATACTTGTAGGTAAATCTGAAGAAGCTAGCGTTGGTACATTAGAAAATATTAAAGGTAATGAGCTTATAACCGCTACTACAATAGCTGATGGCATTTATGGTAAAATGTATATTATTGGTTATTTAATGGATAGTTCTAAAGATCGTATATATACTTTTCTTACAGACTGGACTGGCGATGGAGAAGCACCTGTTGATGCTAGTTGCTCTATTAGATTTTTAAATGTAAACAATACTACTCAATATCAAACGCTTGTAAGCGGTAGTTTTTTAAATTTTTCTACGCAAAGTCCTATTATAGCTGTAAATCTTTTAGAAGATTTATTATTTTTTACAGACAATAGAAATCAACCTAGAAAAATAAACGTACAAACAGCTGTAAATGATGCTAGCCATTACTATAAAGAAAATCATATATCTGTAGCTAAGTACAATCCTTATCAACCTATATCACTTATAAAAGAAGAGGTTGAAAGCGTTGCAAGTGTAACTTCTACAACGGTATTTGTAACAGCTGTAAATAGTAATATAGTGGCTGGTATGACATTGCTAGGCACGACTACGGCTGGTGTTGATACCATACTTCCGACAGAATATATAAAAGTTGTTAGTGCTGTTACAACTTCTACAGAAACAACTATCACAATAAACACACCGCCTGCCACGGCTATATCAACAACAGATGTAATATATTTTTTAGCATCTACAATGACAGATCAATCTAGTGTTACTACATGGCCTGGTGATCCTGATTATTTGCAAGATAAGTTTGTCAGATTTGGATATAGATTTAAATTTGAAGACAACGAGTATTCTATATTTTCTCCATTTACTCAAATAGCCTACATTCCAAAACAAAATGGTTATTTTATAAACTCAAATGAAAAAAGTGCTTTTAATAGCACTATATTAGATTGGTTTGAAAATGGTATTAATAATATAGAACTAATTATACCTCTTCCAGATAAAGCAAATAATATAGCTTCTTCTTATAAAATTTCAAGTATTGATTTGTTATATTCAGAATCAGATCAAGCTTCTGTAAAAGTTATTGATACTGTTTTTGTAAATGAAATAAGTACTAGTTCCAATAACAATACTTTCTATACATATTCATATCAATCTAGAAAACCTATACGTACATTACCGCAAGATCAGACTGTTAGGGTTTACGATAAAGTACCTGTTAAAGCTAAAACACAAGAGATAATTAGTAATAGAGTTGTTTATGGAAACTTTCAAACCAAGCATACTCCGCCTGACACAATAAACTATAGTATTAATATAGAGAAAAAAATTGCAAACCCTCAGTATACTAATTTTATAGAATACCCTAACCATACTATTAAACAAAATAGAAATTATCAGGTAGGCTTTGTTTTATCGGATAAGTTTGGAAGACAATCAGATACTATTCTATCACCAGTAGCTGAGTCTACTATAGGTACTAGCAACTCTAGAGGTTCTACTATTTACGCTCCTTACATAAAAGATGATCCTGCAGGTTCAAATATACCTGATCCAACGTTTATGCCTAGCGGTGTTTTAAATTGGTTTGGTAATTCTATAGTAATGCTAGTAAATAGCTCTATAACAGGTGGCTCAGGGCCGCTAGCACCAGGATTATACGCTGATCAAATAGGTGTGGGGTTTGATGTTGAAAAATCTACAACACCAATTATAACAGATACTACTTATACTTTTGTAATTTCAACCGCTACTGGCGCTGCAACATCAATACCTACTGTTAATAGCTACATGCGTGGAGCTAGCGTAGATTATGTTGAAGTAACAAATGTTGCCGGAACAGGTACAATCGCAGACCCTTATATAATAACAACAGATGGAAGAGTTAGCAACATGTACTTAGCTGATCTTACATTAGCCGCTAGTATAGCTGATACTAAATTCGCGTATAATGAAAATGTTTTAGGTTGGTATTCATATAAAATTGTTGTTAAACAAAACGAGCAAGAATATTATAACGTATATTCGGCTGGTGCTATGAAAGACGTTCCGTCAAATTACAACGTAACACCAAACGTACCGCCAGACGCCGCTAACCCAGTAACTCCATCTACTTCATTCATAACTCTTATTAATGATAATATAAATAAAGTACCAAGAGATTTATCAGAAGTAGGACCTCAAGATAAAACTTTTAGAAGTAGTGTTAGGCTTTTTGGTAGGGTAGAAAATACATCAAACGTATTTAGCAATACTGGTAACGCTCAATACTATCCTGGTAATAGAAACTTTACAACAAATACTATAGAAGATTTATTTGATCTTTTTGATGTCCCTGCGTTTACACAGGCTAGTCCTCCCGTACCAATAACAGATCCAGCAAATCCGTACCATGGATTTTTTAAATCTGAGTCAAATCCTTTTATTGCAGAGTTTATAACTTCAAGCCAAACAGACGAACAGTTTGGTGTGTTTAACGAAGAAGTTAGTAATGAATATCAAGATATAGAAAATTTAACTATATTAGAAACAGAACCTGTTGTGTCTGCTCTTGATATATATTGGGAAACAACTCAAGCTGGTTTAATATCCGATTTAAATTGGGATGTAGCTGTTGGTTTTGACGGTCCAGTTGCTATAAACCCTGTGTTTTCTTTTGAAGAAACAGACGCGATAGGCACGGATTTAACTGGGGGCTTTTACCCATTAGACAAGTTGGGATCGCCAATAACTACTACAACTGCTACTATGGTAGCGAGTAGTGTTAGGCTTGGTGTTACAACAGATTTTGAGTTAATATCATTACCAGGTGGAGACTATAGAATTCAAAACACTGTAGGTTATGAATATATTAACGATAGCTCTACACAGGATGTATTTACTTTTGATATTACCTTTAATCAAGATCCAAATCAACCTACTACCTGGGGCACACAGACACTTTCTTTTACAGGTAGTTTAACAAACAATGAACCTAGCTTTACAATAGCAAATCCACCTTATTATTTTTATGATGATACTTATGTAGCCGGACAATTAATACATAACTTCGGAGCACAGTCTGATTCTGTTAATGGGGCTAACGCAGTTACTACACAAAAGTTAGATTTACGATGGACAATAATAGCTGGTAACGCAGCTGGTTATTTTGATATTGATCCTGCTTCTGGCGAGCTTAAACTAACAACAGCAGGTTTAGCTTCTGGTAACAATTCATATCCTATAACTATAAGACTAGAAGACGCTTCACTAAACGGAGCAACTCCAGGTGCTGGCAGTTTACATTTTGATCAAAATATTATTGTTATAAAAGGCTATGCGTTAAGTAGCTCAGGCGTTGATACAACGCAGACTATGGCCGGGGCTAATTCATATAGTCCACCAGCAGGAGGAATTAAAACAACAGATTATTATTGTTATTATCTTTCTGATAATGAAATATTAGATAGTGACTTACCTGATTTTAATAATTCTGCAGGTGGTTCTTTTGATCCAAATTCATCTGCTGTTGATAATGGTAACCAAAATTCTGAATCAGCTTACAGAATAGGCGATGAATTAACAGAAGGGGAATTTATTTTTGGTGTAGAAGAAGCTTATGTGCAACACACTTCCACCAATACAGGTGTTATTGAATCTAAAATGAGATTACGTGTTTATCATAGAACTTCTTCGAGCGTATCGTGGGTTAGAATAGCAGATAGTAATAACTCTGGCAGTACCTTTACGCCTGAAATGTTTGTTAACAATGATGCCAATGACACTCAACCGTTTCAGTTTTTTATGTATTTTGCGCAAGATACACCAGGAGAATATGCCTTTTTAATAGAAGTTGACAGTGGCGCTAGTCAAGCAGAACAATTTCAATATGAGTTCAATCCTAGTTTACGTGATTTACATTATCTAGGAGCTAACCAAACACAACAAGTCTATAGATATGATTTGTTTACAAATTCAGATAATGGTTATACATCGTCTCCTGTTGTTTGCTCAGCGTCCCCACCAGCTGTACCTAACGTAAATGTATATGCTGATAACCCATTCGGAGAGTACGTGAGAGAATTTTTTACCGCATCAGATTTAGTAACAATATACGCTCCACCTGTAGCAGATAGATTTTATCCTGTAACAGCAGATAGAAAAGAACTGCCAACTATTGCTTTTATAAATGACGAAAGATCATTTGGTATTCCACCACAAACACAAACAGTAATATATCATAACGTTAAGTTAAATTCTGATGGTAAAAAAGATGAAACGTCAGCAAGTACATATACTCAATCAACAAGTGCAGCAAGTGCTACCTCGTGTTTCACCTCAGGAACTTATGGTAGAACGGAAAACTTAATAGTGTAATAAGTTAAAAAAATAAGTGATTAAATAATATGGCAGCTACTATAGAAGTAAAATATTATAACTCTTTCTGGTTAAAGAAGATAGCTAGCATTACTGCTGTTGTTCCTGACACTAGTACTATTACTAGTGTAACTCAAGGAGCATCACCCAATGAAGATACCCTTACTATAAGCCCAGCTCAAGACCTAACACAAATGAATGTTGGCCAAGAAGTTACTATAATGTATGCTGGTCCAAATACATATAACGGATTTATAACAGAAAGAATAAGTGATACTCAATTTAAAGTTTCACCAACACCATCACCTACTATAACTGGATTTATTAGTATAACACTAGGTCCAATAAAAGATTTTACAAATATACCAAGTGCCTATCCAGGTGTTGATGATGATGATTGGTATATAGAAGAAGCTAGAATACGTGGTGGTTATAATAACACATCTGTAGATTTTGGTGTTAAAGCTTACGCTGTAGACGATGTTAACCAAGGAGAGATACGGAATAGTTCTTTAATATACTCAGGTATATACAACTCTAGAACTGGCATTAATAATACAAATCAATTCTCTGTAGCTGAAGATATTACTAGATCTTTAGACCCAGCTAATGGTAGTGTACAAAGATTATACGCTGAAGATACTAATTTAATTATATTTCAAGAAGACAAAGTTAGTAGAGCTCTTATAGACAAAGACGCTATATATTCAGCCGAAGGTCAAGGTACTGCTGTAAGCACTAATAGATTAGTTATAGGTCAGATAGTACCTTACGGTGGGAATTATGGTATATCAGAAGATCCAGAAAGCTTTGCCATATATGGATATAGAAAATACTTTACAGACAGAAGGCGAAACGCCGTGCTTAGACTATCTATGGACGGTATTGAAGAAATATCAAGATATGGTATGACTGACTTTTGGAGAGATGAATTATCAGGTATAAGTGATATTGGTACTGTAGTCGGTGGGTATGATTTACATACTAAAAAATACGAAGTAAGTATATTACAGCAAGGTCAATTTACAGGCTTGTCACCTTTAGAAGAAATAAATGATTATAAAACTTTATCATTTGACGAAAGTGTTAGAGGCTGGACAAGCTTCTATACGTATGCCCCTGATTTTGTAGGTAGTTTGAAGAACGATTTTTACTCTATTAAAAACGGTAAAATATATAAACACTATTCTGATAACAATAATAGAGGAACGTTTTATGCTGCGTCAACACCAGCTAATGTAACGTTTATATTTAATCCTAATGTTTCTGTAGTTAAAAACTTTAATACTATAAACTATGAAGGATCTAAAAACTGGATTGTTACTGAGCTTACAACTAACGAAGATATAGGTAAAGCTATAGGTAGCTACACACTTGCTACAACGCAACAAGCCTTAGAGAATAATTTGTTTTCAAGTAATTTCTTAAGAAAAGAAGATAAGTATTTTGCTAATATTACAAACGCAACACCTCAAAAAAATGGTGAAATTGTATTTGGTAAATCAATTAGTGGTATTAAAGGATTTTTTGCTATTGTTAAAATGACAGTTAGTGGAACAAATCCAGGTCAATTTAACGAACTATTTGCGGTATCAACAGAATATGTAGAATCAAGTTATTAAATTATATGGAATTAAATGCGCGTGTTATAAATAAAAGTGATTGGGATATGCTTCTAAGTTGGTGGGCTGGGCACAGTTGGCCAACACCTAAAAAAGATAATTTACCAGACGACGGTACTGGTGGTATAATAGTAGAAGAGGACGGCGAACCGGTTATAGCTGGCTTTATATACCAAACAAATTCAAAAGGTTGTTGGTTAGAATATATAATATCAAAGCCTGATTATGAAAACGATAGATCTCACTTAATAGATATGCTTGTTGCTAGTGCTGAAAAAACAGCTTTATCAATGGGCTTTAAATATATGTTATTTGTAGGTAAAAGTAACGGTATTAGAAAATCAATGAAGAAACATGGGTGGATAGAGGATCCTAAACCATCATACGAAGTAATGAAAAAACTTAATTAATTATGGGAATAGCTACAGCACTAGCTGTTGGCGCTGGTGTTTCCGCTATAGGCGGTGCAGTTGGCGCTAACCAAGCAAAGCAAGCCGCTAAAGGAGCGAGAGGAGCGCAAGCCCGCGCTCAGCAGAAAATAGAAAATTTAAAAAGAAAAAGACCTACGCCTATAAATCCTTACTCATCTACTAAAGATTTAAGCGAAATGGCGCAGGATTTATCTGGTCAACTTACTAATGCTTTTTCTAACTTAGGTGTAGCCACTCAGGCAGCTGAGATACAAATGGAACAAACCGACATTGCGCTTGCAAATACGCTAGACACTCTTAGAGCTACAGGTGCTTCTGCTGGTGGCGCTACTGCACTTGCTCAAGCTGCTCTGCAAAGTAAAAAAGGCATTGCTGCTAGTATAGAAAGCCAAGAAGCTCAAAACGAAAAGCTTAGAGCGCAAGGCGAACAACAGTTACAACAACAAAAAGTATCTGAACAACAAAGACTTCAATCAATTGCTATATCAGAAGGCCGTAGAGTTCAAGCTGCTGAAGCCGCTGGTAAACAATTTGAATTTCAAACAAAAGAAAGTAGAATTAATGCAGATCTTGATAGAGCATCAGGACAAGAAAGACAAGCCGCTGCTAATGTAGCGTCTGCTAACCAAGCTAAAGCAAGTGCAATATCAGGTGCTTTTGGCGGCGTAACATCTATGGTAGGCTCTGCTGCTGGTGGCGGAGCCTTTGGGTAACTCTGCTTCTAGCATAACACCTGCTTCTAACAGTTTAGTAGGTCAATATTCTTCTAGCTTACCTCAAGGTACAATATATCAATCAGGTTCTTTAAATCCAAGCACGTATTTTAATTAATAAAAATGAGTTATAGAAATCCACAAATAATCGTTGATCGTTCAGCAGAAATATATGCAGGCATGGCTACTGCTGGCGCTGACGCTTTCAACAAGTATATGGCCGCTAGAAAAGAAGCTGCTGAAAAAGCTGAAAAACAAGATGCTGGTTTGCTAAAAGCTATAAATGCAGAAAGAGAAAATCAAGATGCTAAACTAAACAAAGGCATTGATCTTGCTGGTGGACTTAATAACGCTGGTGATTTAGTTAAGCAATATCAATCAATGTACCAAGATGAGGCAGATGTGCTTATAAGCCCAATAGCTAAAATGAATCTAGGACAAACAGATGCATTTGAAACAAAAAAAATTAGGGAACAAGAAAATAGTCTTGATACTTGGTCAGCTCAAACTACTGATGCTATTGGCGCGTATGGCGCTCAAGCACAAACATACACAGATACAACGGCTGGCAGTTTTAATGATAACTACGTTATACTTGGAGATACACCTAGAGAACAATTAGAAAATAAAATGGCTTTAAACCTAGCTTCTAATACATTAAATTTACCGGGAGTAGAAGCTAATTTAGGTTTTCAAGATAAGAATACTATTAGAGCTAATGGTAAAATAAAAATAGGTAGTAAAGCTTATAATGATTATGTTGCCGCTGGTTTTATAGCGGAAGACGATGAAGGTGAAAACGGTTATATTAATTTTGACTGGAAAGCAGATAATAGAAACGCGCCAAGGCAGTTGTTCGCGAAAAAACTTGAACGATTTAATGTTATAGAAAACTTAGAACAAGAAAATTTAATTAAAAATGGTATTGTTACTGAAAACTTTTTTACTGACGAACCACCTGTTTATAGTAAACCTATTGATATAGGTAATGGCAAACAGTTTTATCAAACAGTAAAAAGATATATTGATGTAGATAAAATTTTTGAAGGTGGTTTTGGAAATACAGTAGATACTTACTCGTCTGTCGCAACAGAATCAGACGTGCCGTTAGCTGTTCAATTA